AGATGCTCGAACGCAGAAAAGAGGCTGCAAAACAACAAACACGCCCGACACTAAGATTCGCGGAGATCGGGAAAATGCCGTCGTGACCCCCCCCTTGGGTCCTTCCTGTGGTGAAAAAAAATCTTACCGTATGGGGAACAGTCGATTTTTTGAGCAAAGTTTCTTTGTTATCGGAATATCAATGAATAAAAATATAAATACTGTTTGATTCGATATATGATGACCGCCAAGAATAGCCAACAATACGAAGCACACAAGCAGAGGGCTGCGGAGCGATCGCGTAAACAGGCTGCAGCTGGGCGGGATATTGGGAGTTTACCACAGATCGTAGACGCAGCCCGACGCTCTGCCTGTGAAGGTGATTTGTTAAAATTCTGCGAGACCTACCTACGGGAGCGATTTGCTCTCGCGTGGGGAGTCGACCATCTCGAGTCGATCAAACTATTAGAGACGGTCTGTCTGCACGGCGGCCAGTATGCCTTCGCGATGCCACGGGGGTCGGGGAAAACAACCTTGGCGGAATCGGCGTCACTCTGGTCGGCCTTGTACGGGCATCGGAAGTTCTTGGTCCTGATCGGGGCCACCGAACCGCTAGCGGAATCCTTGCTCAACTCAATCAAATCTGAGATTGAGACGAATGATCTGCTAGCAGAGGATTTCCCCGAGGTGTGCTACCCAGTGAGGGCCTTGGAGGGGATCCACAATAGAGCTGGTGGTCAGACGTGTGAGGGGGAGAGGACGCGGATTGAGTGGGCGAGCAAAAGCGTTACCTTCCCTACGATAAGAGGGGCACGGTCTTCGGGATGTGTGATTAAGGTGGTGGGCATCACGGGATCGATCCGTGGGATGGCACATAATCAAGGTGGGAAAAAGGTCCGCCCCGATCTGGTGATCATCGATGATCCTCAGACGGACGAATCCGCACGATCTCCTGCGCAGAACATCACGAGAGAGCAGGTGATTTCGGGAGCTGTGCTGGGGCTTGCAGGTCCGGGCAGACAGATCGCAGCCATCATGCCAGCGACAGTGATACGTCCGGGCGACATGGTGGATCGTATCCTCGACAATACACGGCATCCAGAATGGCAGGGTCGGAGGTTCTCACTGTTGAAGGCATTCCCTGAGCGAGTGGATTTGTGGGAGAAGTACCACGACCTTCTTAGCGAAGGGTTGCGAACGGGTAAGAAACGAGAACTGGCAACGGAATTCTATCGGCAAAATCGTGAGGAGATGGATCGCGGAGCACAAGTCAGCTGGGAGTCTCGTTACGATCCTGACCAGATATCCGCGATCCAACACGCAATGGAACTCTTTTTGATTAGCCCAGAGTCGTTCTGGGCCGAATATCAGAACGAACCAAAAGAAATGCGTAAAAGTGGGGAGCAGGAACCGATCGGAGCTGCGGTAATCGAGCGATTGAACCGATTGCCGCGAGGAGTTGTCCCGATGGAGACATCTCTCCTTACAGCGATGGTGGACGTGCAGGGAGAGATTCTCTTTTACGCAGTGGCAGGGTGGAATCAAAGTTTTGGTGGTTCGATCATTGACTATGGAACATACCCAGAACAACAGTTAAAAAGGTTTGTTGCAAGCGACCCTCGCCCCTCGCTATCTGACGTCTACCCAAATCTACCGGCAGCCGCGAGAATCTATCAAGCACTGACTGACCTATCGAATATCCTCCTCGGGAAACAATGGGTTCGTGACGGGGGCGGCGGTTTGACCATCGAGAGGATGCTAGTAGACTCGGGCTGGGAAACTGACGCGATCTACCGGTGGTCAAGAGAAACATCGTGGCGGGGAATCGTGATACCAAGCAAGGGTAGGTCAGCAGGAGCGACATCCACCCCGTTCGCCGATTACACGGTCCGACCGGGTGACAGAGCGGGCGAAAACTGGCACCTCACGGCCTCTACGGGTGGTCTTAAATCGAGGCTACTACAATTCGATGCAAACTATTGGAAATCTTTTCTTGCCGAACGTCTGGAAACACCACTTGGATTACCGTCAGCATTGTTGTTTTTCGGTGCGTCCCCTCGTGAGCATGATCTGCTGAGTGAGCACTTGCAGTCAGAATATCCAGTGCTAGTAACAGCACCGAAATTAAATCGAACAGTCACTGAATGGAAGCCTAAGCCAAACAGACCAGATAATCACTGGTTCGATTGTTTGGTCGGTTGCTGTGTAGGGGCATCCTTTGCAGGTCTCAGGGTGATCGGGAGTCAGACCACGCAAACGAGGCAGAGGATAAAGTTATCAGAACTGCAAAAAAGGAAGCGGAGGGGAGAATGAAAGGTTTGATCTGCCCCAAATGTGGGTACAACCGATTTCGGTTGACCGGAATGTACAAGCCAGTGGTTGGCAAGACTATTCGATATCGACGTTGTAATAAGTGCAACACGAAAATAAGAACCGTCGAAACGATCGACACGGTTAAATAGTTCTCAGCCGGCTAAAAAGTATTTCAACATATCTAATTTTGTTTATTGATAAAACCTCAGTCATTATTCAGAATACCAATGCTCACCCTTGAGCTAGGGGCTGCTGCCGAATCTAGTAGGTCGGTTCGCCGGACGCAGGCGATAGCTGGGGAGCCAAGCGAAATGTGGCCTAGCGGGAGTCGGCGAATCAGACCTACGGGAGACGCGGAATCGGTCCTAGCGGGAGTCGGCGAATCAGACCTACGGGAGACGCGGAATCGGTCCTAGCAGTGACGGCGAATCAGTCAACATTCGGCTCCTATTGCTGATGGGAGTAATACGAGCCGAACCGTACACGAGGGTTAGTTGTGGCAGAATTAACAGCAGAAAGTATCGCCGAAGCAGCCACACAACCTGTATCCGTTTCTATCGATGGTCAATCGGCTCAGGCAGTGCCGATCCCTGACCAGATACAGGCACTCCAAAACCAGAAAACACAGGAAGCCCTTGCAGGCAACAATGCCTCGGGTGGACCGAAATCTGGCTGGAATAAACTGCGAATTGCGAAAGCTGTACCACCTGGTGCCGTGTAATGTCAGCCTTATCACGCGTATTCGGCCAATTTACGACATGGTTCCGACCGCCACGACAACCTAGAAAAGTCAGGGCATCATACGATGCCGCCAAAACCACCTGGGAAAACGCAAATCATTGGGCATGGGCTGACTCTCTCAACGCCAATGCGGCAAATTCTCCAGAAGTCAGGCAAACACTTCGCGAACGCTCAAGGTATGAATGCGACAATAACGGCTATCTAGGAGGTCTGGTTGAGAAGTTATCCAATGATCTCATTGGTACAATGCCACGCCCTCAGCTCAAGATACCTGGGGTAGATCGCAAGGTAACTCGCAGGCTCGAGAATGCCTTCCATCGATGGGCAAGGTCCATCGGACTCGGTGAAAAGCTAAGAATGCTCGACAATGCGGCTATTCGAGACGGAGAAGGGTTTGGGTTATTTTTTACCAACCCCCTTCTGCCTCATGATAACGTGCAGCTGGATATCCGCCTGTATGAGTGTGATCAGGTCGAAACACCATTGCTCGATTGGTCCGACCCGTTGTGTTTTCCAGGTGGACGAATCGACCAGTACGGCAATGTCACGGAATGGCACTTCCGCAAAGCACATCCAGGTTCAAATGTCTGGTACGCTGCCAGCTACGAATACGATCGGATCGACGCAAACAAAGTCCTTCATTGGTATAAGAGACGACGTCCAGGGCAACTGCGAGGAGTACCAGAGGTACTCTCGTCCTTGACCTTGTTTGCTTATCTGCGGCGTTACACCCTTGCCACCGTAGTGGCCGCTGAAACAGCCGCAAACCTTGCTGGCGTGCTGGAGACAGACGCCAGTGCGGACACGGGCGATGGTCCATCAGTCGAAACTATGGACGAGGTAGCCCTAGCTCGCGGGGCCTTGCTGACCTTGCCCGCAGGCTGGAAAGCAACGCAATTCAAGCCAGAGCAACCAGTCAACTCCTATGGGGCGTTCAAAAACGAGATTCTGACGGAGGCCGGCTCGCCAGTCCTAGCTCCGAGGAACGTGAGCAGTAATACCTCTTCAGATTACAACTATTCCTCCGGCAGGCTGGACTATGGGATTTACCACCGAGGTCTTGAGGTGCGAAGGTCCAATTTTTGTGACCGTATCATGGACAAAATTTTTCGAGCTTGGTTAGACGAAGCAGCACTAATCCCAGGGATGATAGAAGAAGGATTGCCGTTGCGAAGTGAATGGTCGTGGGCTTGGTACTTTGACGGGTTCACTTCCTTAGACCCAGTGAAAGACGCTCAAGCGGAAGAGATTCGCCTGCGGAATGGGACAACAACCTACGCTGCCTCGTATGCAGCTCGAGGTATTGATTGGGAAGAGGCCTTCGAGCAACGAGCGATCGAGCGAGATCGATTGCGTGAACATCAACTACCCATACGGGGAGCTGCAAGAGAAGTCGGCAAAACGAATAAGGCACGTCGTAAGATAGTGTAGGAAGAATGCCAAAAGAACTTAAAACTACTGCCGTCAATTGCCGTATCAAGGCGGCGGATGGGTCAGGCAAACGAAGATTTTCGTTGGAGGCTTACACCGGCGAACCAATGTCGATATGGCCTTGGGAAGACCCTGTCGTAATCGAATTGGACTCTATCGATCTGTCAAACCAGCGAATCCCTGCATTATACGATCATCGATCGACGGCAGAATGCATTGTGGGTCAAGTCGAGTCAATCCGCTTGCAGGACGGGAAACTGGTAGCTGAGGGCGTCTTCACGCCTACAGACGCTCCGCTCGAGATGAACTATTGCAAGCAAGTTCTGGATCGAGCAGACGCTGGTTATCAATGGCAAGTATCTGTGGGAGGTAACCCGGGTCAGGTCGAGCGAGTACAGTCTGGGCAGACAATAACTGTGAATGGCAGACGGTACGAAGGGCCACTATATGTGGCCAGAAAATTGCAACTGAGAGAGGTGAGTTTCGTTGTGCTTGGCGGGGACCGATTAACTACAGCGGTTGTTAGCCGGAACAAATCAATAAAGGGGGCAACAATGTCATTCGAGGAATGGTTAGTGTCGATTGGTTTTGACGATCAAACTTCCCTCAGCGAGATTCAAAGAACGAATCTGCAACTGCTCTACAACGAGGAGTACGCTGAGGAAGATGAAGAGGAAAATGCGACGAACCCCGAAGAGGGGGTAATCGCAGAAGAGGAAAAAAAAGAAGAGGACGTAATTGAACAAGAGGAAGAAAAAGAAGAGGTTATGCCGACAAATGCTCGTGCTAAAAAGAGAAAAATCAACGCCGCCCATGTGATGGCACGGGTAAAAACCATTACTCGATTGTGCGAAGAGTATGGCAACCCCAAAATCAAAGCGTCTTCTGGGAAAAAGGTCAAGCTCCTCTCGCACGCGATTGAAAATAATTGGAGCGTAGACAAAGTGAAGTCGGAGCTGCTCGCTATGAAACGATCAAGCCGCCACGCTGGCCCTGCGGTCATCGTCAAGTCTCACGACAAATCCTGTACTCTCCAAGCCCTTCAGGGTGCTCTGTTGGTTCGTGCGGGTCTCGCTCTGGACAACAAAGCGTTCACCAATTCAGTTCAAGCAATCGCCCTGAAACTCCCCCAATGGCTTCGTGCGGGAATCAACGATTCAAACCGCAATCAGATCATGGAAGCAGCACACAAATACTCTGATATGAGTGCTGTCGATATCTGCCGTGAGGCTCTGCGACTTGAAGGAAAGTCAATTCCAACGAACCGCAGCGAGATGATCCAAGCCGCCTTCAGCGGTAGCAACCTCGCCAACATTTTCACCACCAACGTGAATGCCATACTCCTTGCTTCGTATTTGGAGGCACCAGATACGACAATGAGTTGGACGAAAGAGGCTGAGGTCGCGGATTTCAAAACTCAGGAGCGAATCCGCGTCGAAGTAGGAGATGGTCTCTCAAAATTACCTCGTGGTGGCACGGCAGATGACGCGAGTTTTGCAGACGCTCTGGAATCCTACAAGATCGCTCGGTACGCAAAACGGTTCCAGATCGATGAGCAGGACATTATCGACGACATGCTCGGTGCGATCTCTGACACACCGCTCAGACTAGGTCAAGCTGCCGCACGACTGCGACCCGACTTGGTCTATTCAATTCTTTTGAGCAACCCCACACTCACTGCAACCGGCAGAGCGTTGTTTAATACAACTGATGGGAATCTCGGCTCGTCTTCAGCACTCTCCGCAGCAACTCTAAAATCCGCGATCGCAGCCATCAACAAAATCCAAGAAAACGGGGCCAATCTCAATCTCACCGCGACCCATTTAATTGTGCCCCCAGCACTCCGTTTTGTCGCGAAGGAACTGATCGCCTCTACCGCAATCGTGATTGCGGGCACTGCAGGTAGTGTAACGGAACGCGGTACCGCAAACACGCTGGCTGATGAAAACTTGCAGCTCGTCTCTGACGCTCGTCTGGAGAACGGCGTGGTAGACCCTGCGACTGAGACAAGCAATGCTGGTAGCTCAACGACTTGGTATCTTGCCTCCGTCATGGCCCATACGATTGAGGTCGGATACCTTCGAGGCACTGGAAAGGCACCACAAGTGCGTTCTTTCACTTTAGATAGAGGGCAATACGGCATTGGTTGGGATGTAAAAATGGATATTGGGGCCAAAGCCCTCGACTGGAAAGGGCTGCGTAAAACGACCGCCTAAGGGTGCATTATGGCTATCGAATTTTTGAGGGACGTCACCGTGGAAGGCAAGCAGTACAAACATGGTGACATTGTGAAAAATCACGAAATACCGGCTGGGAACCTAGAGTCTCTCCTCGGTGTGAAATGGGTACGAGAAGTGCCTGATCAACAAGAAAGTAAGAAAGAAGTGAAGCCAAATAATAAGGGGTAAACAAATGGCTGATGCAATTGCGTTGCGACCTGCATCCGACAATCGTATTACGTTGGAGAATGCGGTCGCTTCAGGAGAGGTGCGTCAACTCGCTAATGGTCGAGCAGCTGTCTGCGTCGGCCTGAATGCTCATGAGTCTGGCGATACAGCAAACTTTTCCGACGTCGGCAAGTACACAATGACCAAGGCAACAGGTATCGCGTTGCTTGATGGTGGTCGGGCCTATTGGGATCACTCCGCGAATGCCGTCACGTTCCGTAAGGTGAACGATCGAGATTTTTATCTGGGAACTATTGTCGGCGATGCAACCAGTAGCGATGCTACATGCGTTGTCGACCTGAACAAAGAACAATCTCCAACGATCGATTTATTGCGAGACGGGGCTTTGTCGGTGGCAACAGGTACTGCGGCAGCCGGTGGATTTGGGTTACCGCCAATTTACGGTGGAGTCCCAGGGCTGCGTCTAACGGGAACCAGCGAAGCACAATGTGTCGATCTTTTAAGCGTCGATCGCGTTGCGGTCAACTCCAATCCAATCGCAGAGTTTGTGGTGCGAGTGGGTGCCAATGGATCCACCTCGGATGTGGACATCAATTTCGGCCTAGCTAATGGGACCTCCACAACCGATGCGGATGCAGTCACCGAACACGTCTTTTTTCACATCGATGGTGGCTCTACGGACATCCGAGCACAATCCAAAGATGGTACGACAACTGTGAACGCTACCGATACCACAGTTGATTTTTCAGTCGGTTCATCCGTTGCGAACCGATGTGAGCTGTGGATAGATGCTCGAAATCCAGCAGACGTCCAGTTGTACGTCGATGGGGTGAATGTGTTGCCGAACACGGTTTTCCGGTTAGATGCCGCAACAGGGCCTCTCGGTTTGTTGGCCCATGTCGAGAAAACCTCAGGAACCGCAACAGCTGGACCGGTTTATATCGATCGAGCAATCCTTCGGACGGCGGAACAATAATGACTAACCTCATGAAAAAAGCGAGTGGCTGGCTCAAGCAAAGCCTCGGTGATGGGGCTGGTGTATCAGTGACTTATTCTCGCGGGGCAACCCATGCCTTGATCGTGGCATGGGTAGGGAATACGCTTTTTGCAGGTGTTCAACGGGGTGGTGTCGGTGGTTTTGTGCAGTGGGGTGAGCGAGACTACCTTATCCCGATCTCGCAGATCGCCGACCAGTTCGATTTACCACAGGTCGGGGATCGAATCACCGAACAAATCAATGGTCATTTATATGTTTTTGAGATCGTTGTGCCAGCAGGAACAGGCGATCCAGCATGGCGATATTCTGATTCCAATCGGGGAATCGCACGGGTACACTGCAAGAGGGTTGGCTAATGTCTCTCCGATTGGATGAGATTGCGGACGCCTGCAAGACAGCGATAGATGCGGCTCTGGGCACACACTCTTACCAAATTCAGGTGGCTGAATCACCAGACATAGAGACCAATGATCGGAACTCGCCGATGTTTTTGACAACTCGGAGTGTGTTCATCATCCCTCTCGGTTACGAAAATCCTGAGATGGCGACTCGATCTGAAGACGTTATGGATTATCGAATTGGAATCGTGGTGTGTGAACGCTACACGGGCATGGGTGCACCACCACAGGATTGGTTGCGAGAAAGAAAGCAATGGGTAGCAGAGAATATCTACGACGTCTTACTCGACCAACGAGCAGAACCGATACTGGACAAAATCTGGCCGCAAGCTGGTGCAGTAACCGTTGCTTGTGATCCTGAAATGGTCCGAGAACACAAGATATTCTGGTCAGAAATAGAAGTCACTTTTCGGGAGATAGTCTAATATGGCAAAATCAGGGTTTCAGGGTAAGCTCTATTACAACACCGGAACATACGCCACACCAACATGGAACGAGGTGACTATTGTCGGTGATCTATCCTACACAATGACGAAGGATAAAACAGACGCCTCAGTTCGTGGGGGAGGCCGAGTGCGGCAATATGCTGGCACAATGGCCGATCTCTCAATAAGCGGGAAAATGCGAGCCGACGTCAATCACGAAGACTTTATCAAGTTTGACGATGCGTTTCATGACAATACGCAACTCGACATTATGGTTCTCAACGGCCCTAGCGACGAAAACGGAGTGACCGGCTACCGGTTTCACGCTGAGATTTTTTCATGGCAAGAGGATCAAGCGATGGCCAACGTGATCTACCAAGATTTCGAGTTGGCCCCCGGTATTCCATTGGTTGAAGCCGAGGTTCCAAAACGGGTCGTAGTCGCTGGCGGAGCACCAACCTTCGAGGCATTCAGTTAAGGTGAAAAATGGACGTTGTCGCCAACGCACGAAAATCGTTTTTCGATACGGGAAAAGTTACGACCGCACTCGATAAAGCGACTAAAAAAGCCCTGAGTAAATTCGGGGCTTTTGTGCGTCAACGTGCCAAAACCTCGATCCGGTCTCGAAAACAAATCAGTCAACCCGGACAACCGCCAAGTAACCACGCGGGGCATCTCAAACGGCTCATTTTCTTCCAGTATTCGGCGGACGAAAAAACCGTTGTAATTGGTCCCGTTCCGTTTCGGCGTGGCATCGCTCCGAGCTTGTTGGAATCGGGCGGAGTGCGAATTAGCCAAAACGGGCGACCGCTGAAATATCGTCAACGTCCGTTTATGAGACCGGCGTTTGACAAAGAACTATCGTTGAAACCTGCCGAATTTTGGAAGGATGAAGCAAAATGAGTATGTTTGTAGACGCACTCGGTAAAGAGTGGCAAATCAATCTGACAATCGGACTCACAAAGCGGATTCGCTCCGTAACGGGCGTTGATGTTCTGCGACTTTTCGAGAAGGATAGCCAAGACCTAATCCGACTCTCTAGCGACCCTATGAAAATTGTGTCAATTGTCTCGATGTGCAACGGCGATCACGATCATAGTGCAATCGAGGATGGGCTCGACGCTGACACAATGGATCGATTTACGCAGGCTCTTCTGGAGGCCGTAATCAGTTTTTTCCCGAACCGGAACCTCGCAGCGAAGATGAGGGAGAGGTTCCACGAGATTTACCAGAAAGCGGGGGAGATGGCAGCAGTGGAACTGGACAAACGAATTTCGACCGCATTATCTACGAGCTTGCAGGAATAATTGGGATCGCACCAGACCAGTTCACATTGAGGGAATTGGTCTGGATGGCCGATGGTAAGCAACGCTCAGATTGGCAGCGTGAGGCATCTTTGGCGGCATTCGTCGGGGATCGATCAGGATGGGTAAATAAACCGACAGACCCGACGAAATTGTTGCCGATTCGCTACCGACCAAAACCGCAAATTGTGCGAGCAACAAAGGCGGAAAGCGAAAGGGCATGGCGGAACATCGGGAAGTTTTTTGAATCGAACTACAAGAGGAAAAAATAATGCCAGTATCGGGAAGCGGTGGCGGTGGGAGCAATTCCGCAAGCTCGATTCGGGCCGGAAAGGCTCATGTTGAACTATCCGCAAAAGACAAAGGAATCGGCCCCGCACTCGAAAAAATGCGTAAACGGATTTTGGCATTCGGTAAAATCACGGCGAAAATCGGGATCGGTGTAGCTGCACCGACCCTTCCAGTCGTTAAGGCCGTTTCGTCGTTTGTTGATCGTGGTACAGAGATCAAAAAAATAGCAGATCGGACAGGGGCAACTACCGAGGCTGTCAGTGAATTGGCCTACACGTTTGAACAGGTCGGCCTGAACATCGATAACGTTGCAGACGCAACGAAAGACCTACAAGACAAACTCTCAAAATCGAAAGAGGGTGACGGGTTCTCGCTGGCTCTCGAAGAGATTGGGCTAAACGCTCAGCGTCTCAAAGGGCTGAAACTCGAAGACCAATTCGAGGCGATTGCTGACGGCGTTTCGAGGGTCCAAAACCCTGCCGACCGGACGCGGTTAATGTTGGAACTTCTCGGCGGATCGGGCGACAAACTGACAGGGATATTCTCGGAAGGGGCTGCGGGTCTGCGTCGCTATCGAGAAGAGGCAAAACTAGCGGGGGCGTCGATGCCGAGGGAGGAAGCCGAGCAGGCGGCGGCGGCGAGTAAATCGCTTCACTCGATCCTCACCGCGTTAACCTATGCGTTTCACGCGATTGGCTCCGCGATCCTTCCAAGTGCCGACTCGATCAAGGAATTTACGGGCGAAGTTCTGCGAGTTATCAAAGGGGTTCGGGATTGGCTCCAAGAAAACAAACGCACAGTTCAGATTGTCGGAATCGTTACGGCTGCGGTTCTCGGTGTGGGAATCGCACTGACGGGTTTGGGGCTGGTTATCTCAACAATCGCAACGGCTGCTGCGGGTTTGGTCATCGCTGTAAAAGCGATTATTGCCGTATTTGCTGCGATAATTTCGCCGATTGGTCTCGTCGTTATTGGCGTGACTGCGTTGGCTGCGGGAATCATTTATCTGATTGCCCAAACAGAAGAGGGATCGGCTGCACTCGGTCGGCTGTTGGCCTATTATAAATCTCTCGCACAAACAGCAATGCAAGCATTCAAGGGTATCGCGGACGCACTCGCTGCGGGCGATTTTCGCCTCGCGTGGGACATCACATTGAAGGGTTTGCTCGTTGCATGGCGGACATTAGTAGTCGAATTGCAGAAGGGTTGGAATTGGTTCAAACGATGGTTTGTTGATTCGTGGCACTCGGTCGGCGAAGGGATCACAAACATAATCGTAGACATCGGCGAGTATGTTTTCACGACCTTCAAAAAGACGATCCTTGGTATTATCAACCTCATTCGCCGAGGAGCAAAAGCAATCGGAGCAACGAGTATCCTCGAAGATCTCGATATTTTTGACAAGATGGCTAACGACCCGTCGGTCTGGAATAAGGTTCGTGAGCAAATTGATAAGGATCGTCAGGCCGCACGTGATAAACGTCAGGCCGCACGTGATGAGGCTTTGGAAATCGCAAAAGGCGAACTCGCACAGGCGAAAAAGGAACTCGACGATCTAACAGAACGAGCAAGGCTCGCACGCGAAGCCCTCAAAAAGCCTGACGTAAAAGCGACGATTGCCGGAATGTCAATGTCGCAACGGGTTCCAATGGTCGGCGACGCAACAAGGGGGGTTTTCTCGGCATCCAACTACAAACAAATTTTTGCGGCGGGTGATTCGATCAACCAAAAACAATTAGAGCGTTTGATAAACATCGATAAGGGAATCGGCATCGTCGCGGATGCAATCAAGGCACTCGAAAAAAATTGGAGGTTCGCATAATGGCAACAATAATCGAGCATATCGACGGGCCAAACTCGACTTTCGGCGATTCGCCGGGGGTGGAGATGGTCTACAAAATTTTCAACGTTGCTACGGAATCCTCTGCAAGAGCGTTGTTGCTCGCTGAGGCTCCGCTGACCTACGGTGGTTTGATGCGTTTCAGCGGGACGCTCAAATCAACGGGTGTTGATTCGTGGGAGGGGACAGTATTGTATAAACTCGGAGTGCGTAACACCGAGAACGACCCGCTCACCGAGAACGCAGACTATGCACCGGCGGGGACTGACCCGATACCGCCCCAGTTCAGTTTCGACATCTCGCCGGGGACGCAGCACATTACGCAATCGTTGCAGACGATGGATAGCGTATCGACGCCGGGCAACGTGCCGATGAATTTCGACCGAGCTATTCGAGTCTCGGAAACTGGCGTTGAGGGGGTCGATATTGATTCGACAGAATTCTCTTGGACGGAGGTCTGGACGTTCCCGATTGAGGTTATCACATGGGAATATATCCGCCGATTGGTTCAGTTGCGAGGGTCTGTAAATCAGGGACAATTTCGCACATTCGAGCAAGGAGAAGTGCGATTTATCGGAGCGAGTGGGCAACCAACGGGGGATAACCAATTTCAGATTACCTACTCATTTAAAGCATCTCGAAATCAAACAAACGTGACTGTTTCCGATGACCTCGACCCGTTCGCATTCAAAGGCGGATGGGAATATATCTGGTGTGCCTACTCAAAACAGGTTGATGAAAATAGGCTCATTCAACGGCCCATTGCTGCGTATCTCGAACGGTTGTTCCCCTATGAGAATCTCGAACAGTTGGGGATTGGATCATGAATTTCAACCGCGTAGCAAAAGGCGACCCCATCAAGCCATCGGCGAGCGAGTGGAATGCGTTGATGGATTTGGTCAAGCGGATTAGCGGAACCTCGAAGCGACCACGCAGCGATGTTGACGCGGTTACGGGCAACGAGCCTTTGTGCGTGACGGCACTGAACACATCTGCTTACGATATTGAAATTGGGGATTTCGTTTTTGTTGAATGCGTTTATCGGTACGGCTCTGTAACCGACCAAGTGCGATTTGAAACGGCGTCAAAAGACTATGTTTTCCAGATCAAAAAACTCTATCCATCTCCAATAGATTCATCGGGAGAACCAAGCTACAACGGGGGCTGGCCGGTCTATTTTGCCTCGGGGGTCGCCGTCGAACCGATCCTAATTGCCGGGGTTGGTCGGGTTGCAATCAAGGGACTGGTTCCGGCAAAAATCTATCTCCCTTCTTCGACCGATCACAACACAGCACAGAATAACGGGCAGGGGATTCGCGTTAATGAATCGACGGGCAAAGCAGAAATCTTCAATCATGGCCCGCACCGTGTGGCCTATTTCGATACGACCGACCCGCCGACAACCTCAACGGCAAAATGGGCCTTGGTCGATCTTAACGTCGATCCTAAATGGCGAGTTACAGCGGACTACATTCAGGATATAATCGATGCGTCTTTGCCAACTCCCTACACTGACGAAAACGCACAGGACGCGGTTGGAAATATCCTCACAGATTCGAGCGAAATTGATTTTGATTACAATGACGCAGCGAACACAATCACAGCGACCCTCAAAACAACGACCGTCGTAGCAGGATCGTACACCAATGCGAATATCACTGTTGACGCAAAAGGGCGGATTACGTCGGCGAGTAACGGAACGGGGGGCGGGGCTGCATCGTCTGAACCTTATCTAACCGTTGGAAATACCTCTGGACTATCGGCAGAACGTGCAATTGCGGTTGAATCGGGCGTACTCACTGGCACTGATGGCGGGGCAAATTCAACCTACACGATCGGCATTGCAACGGGTGGAATCAGCACGGAGAAAATTGCCAATAATGCGGTCACGAATGCCAAATCCGCTCAAATGGCAGCATACACCATCAAAGGGAACAATACAGGCGGATTAGCAAATGCTAGTGACCTGACGGCGACACAAACGACCGCGATG